GGTTATCGAAGTCGTACTGTGAAATCCGGTTGCGGATATAAGTCGGGATCTCGTACATCGCCCCATCGCCTACTGCCAGCTGGTAGAAGATCGGCGCGACAGCTTTCTGAGCTGCTGGCTGGCGCGACAGGGCGTTGCCTCGCAGTAGGTTTTGAGCGTGGTGGAAGTGGGTATCTAGTGTGTTCATGTTGGCGTCCGTCCGTTTCGTGATTCGATGAACGAACTATGAACCATCAGTACATTCTCGTCAAGTACTGAAAGTACATTATTTTCATGCAGACGAAAAAAAGCCCGCTCAGTGGCGGGCATGATTGCAGCTGTTGGTTAAAGCTTCTGTTTTGCGTCCGTTACCACACCGACGATCCGGCAGTTTGCGGTAATCTCTATAACAGGGTAAGCGGGGTTTAGCGGCTTCAGATACTTACGGCCGCCATCTATAACCAGCTTCTTGAATGTGACCTGTTCGCTGTCCGTCAACTTGGCTACAACCAAGCGGCCACTGTCTGCGGATGTATCAGGATTGACCAGGATCAGTGAGCCGTTTGGGACGCTGGTACCTGCCAGGCTGGTCATGCTATCCCCTGTTACTCTCAGCCAGAATGCGTTCGGGCTTGTATTGTCTGGCACGTCTTCCCACGAATCACCCATACCCAGTGGCAGCGGGTCATTGCAGTCAGCCCACTGGCCGGCTTGTATATCCGAGATCACTGGTGCTCTCCTTCGCGTTCTGTGGGTTGCGTCAATCTCCACGTTTCCATCGGTCTTCATTGGGCCGACGCCATACTCAAGCCATTCAACCCTCACTCCAAGCCTGTCGGCAATCATTTCCATATTCCCTTTTCGGGGGAAGGATTCACCATTAACCCACTTGTTGCCGGCCTTGCCGGTCTTGCCCGTCAGCCTGGCCAGGAGAATACCTGAGCCGTATTTATTTATCTTCGCAAACTCCAAGGCTTCACCGAGTCGTTTTGCAAATTCCGCCAGTCGTTCTTCTTCGCTTGTATGAACCATAAGTGCATTTTCGCTTAAAGCTTGCGGAAGAGTCAGTTCATTCTGTAAGATGTACCCAAAGTTCATTGTGAGATACCCCTATGACCGTGCTGAAAAGCTCCATTGACAAGATCCCAGGCAAGGTACCGGCTGCGGCAAAAGCTTGTGGCGTGAGTGTTCGCGCTGTCTACAAGTGGATTGACCGTGGAATGCTGCCTCGCACCGAGTACACTGGGGAAACCAATTACGCAGAACGCCTTGCAGATGCCGCTGGTGGCTCTTTCAGCGGGGACTGGCTCAAGTCGGCACTGATCCGAGAAAGCCGACAGCAGGCTGCGTGATATGGAAAAGCGCACACAAACAATAGTCCTCCACGTTACCGAGTCCACTGCCGCGCAGATTCGAGCACTGGCAGAGCTTGGGCAAACAACTGTTTCTGAATTAGGGGGGTGAAGTCATGGCCTGCTACCTCCGAAAGAAGCGTGATGAATACGAAGGTATGAAGAAAGTATTTGGAAGTGAACAGAACTGTGAGTGACGCGCAGTAACCGGGAGTGGCTGAACAACAGCCAGAAACCAAAAAACCGCCTCGAACGGTGTAGCAAGCACCTCGGCGGTTAATCAGATAACGAGGAATATTATGCAGGACTTAATAGTAAATGTGAATAGCGGCCCGATAACCATGGGCAGTATTGAAATTGCAAGCTTGACCGGCAAGCGTCACGGCGACGTTATCCGGGATATACGGGCGATGTTCGACCAACTTGGAGATGACGCAGAGATGCGTCATGTAATTGAGGAAAGGGACTCTCGCGGATACACCTCTGAATATCACCTTGACCGCTTCAACAGCGAGTTACTGGTGACGGGATATGACGTAAAGCGACGCTCAGCGATTATCAAGCGCTGGCTTGAGCTTGAGCAGTCCAGTCAGCCTAAAGTACCAACAACCCTTTCCAGCGCCCTCAGACTTGCCGCAGACCAAGCCGAACAGATCGAGCAGCAACAACTCCTTATTGAGCAATCAAAGCCAGCCGTTGAGTTTGTCGAGCGCTACGTGTCAGCCGACAGCGGCAGCCGAGGGTTCCGCCAGGTGTGCAAGCTATTAAAAGCCAAGCAGCCAGAGTTCCGCGCCTTTTTAGTCAGCAAGAAGATTATGTACCGGCTTGGCAGTGAGTGGACGGCATACCAGGGCCACATCGACGCGGGAAGATTTGAGACAAAAACAGACGTTGCCGATAACGGTCATGCCTTTAGCGAGGCCAAGTTTACCGCCAAAGGCGTGAACTGGATTTGTGGCTTATGGGCAATCCACAACATTCAGGAGGCTGCGTAATGGCCGCACTACCGTACATGCAACTTTACGTGGCCGATTACCTGGCCGACACCATGCACCTCACTGTCGATCAGCACGGCGCTTACATGCTTCTGATAATGAACTACTGGCAGACCGGCAAGCCGCTGCCAGATATTGACCAGCGTTTGCAGTGCGTTTGCAGAACGACCGCAGAACATTGGCAGGAGCTGCGCCCTGCGGTTGAAGAATTTTTCATTGTCGAGCAAGGGTACTGGTTTCATAACCGGATAGACCTAGACCTTGAGAAAGTGCTGGCAAAGTCTGATTCAGCCCGCAGGGCAGCGAAAAAGCGCCATAAACCTGCGCCCGCAAGCAATGAATCATGCGAACGCAATGCGAACGCAGAACAAACGCATATGCAGACAGGGTGCCATACAGATACAGATACAGATACAGATACAGATACAGATAAACAACAAGGCTCAGCGCCTTCCGGCGAATCGCCAAGCGCAAAGGCTGAATCGTCTCTTGAGTTTCCGACAAAGCTCGGTGAGATATTCCAGCTAGACGAATCGTTTGCCTTAGAGCTTCGCAACACCTACCCGCGAATTGACGTTGCCCACCAACTTCAGAAAGCCCGCCTCTGGTTAATCGCAAACCCTTCCAAGCAGAAGACGCTGAAGGGCATGACCCGCTTTCTGAATAACTGGATGAACAACCAAAAGCCAACCGCTGAAATTCATCCGATACAAAGCCGTCACACAGGATTCGCAGATCGTGACTACAGCGAAGGTCTAATCGAGGGGGTAGCTGACAATGCAGCCAATTTCTGAACTTCTTGGCGGTAATGGCGCCTACGGATTTATGGGCGTGAACGATAGGCGGCCAGGCACATGCGAAAAGCACGGCGAGTATATTGAGTTGCACTGCTCAGGCGAGAAGAGAGCGTTCAAGGAGGGCTGGCAAGGCTGCCAAAAATGTGAAGATGAGATTATCGAGGCCCAGAAGGAAATCGAAGACCGCGAGCGCCAGGCGCAAATGTACCGTGACCGCATCGAAAGCATGGTCAGTAACTCCGGCATACCTACCCGCTTCCAGGGCAAGAGCTTTGAGAATTTCGAGGCGGAAAGCCAGAAGCCAGCCGCAAACCTGCGCAAGATGCGCGAATACGCTGACCTGGTTTGCTCCGAGGATCACGGCGGCCGCTCGCTCATCCTGCTAGGCAAAGTCGGCACAGGTAAAACGCACCTTGGCTGCGCGCTGCTGGCTCAAGCAATCCGCAAGACCGGCCAAGGCTGTCATTACTGGACGTTCTCAGAGCTTGTTCGTGAGGTTAAGGGCACGTTTTCCAAGGAATCGAAATGCACCGAAGAGGGAGTTTACAAAGATTTTGCGTCCCCGAGACTGCTTGTTCTTGACGAAGTGGGCCTTCAGAACTTCACCGATTTTGAGCAAGCCGTTGCTTACGAGGCCATAAACGCCCGCTACCTGGCCGAAAAGCCAACCGTGCTAATCACCAACCTGCAAGCCAAAGACCTGCCCTTGTGTGTCGGTGAGCGCGTTGTCGATCGCCTGCGTGAAGGCGGTGGCCGTGCGCTGGACTTCGATTGGAAATCATACCGTGTTGGGGGTGCGTCATGAGCCTACGCCAAGCCGCACAAGACGTAATCGCCGGACGACAGGCCCGCAAAGAGCTTGAGCCGATCAGCAGCGACACCAAAATCGCCCGTAAGTGTGAAGTTCACCGCAGCGTTGTTGAGCGCATTTGGGCCGGCCTGCCCACACGGCTGGTCAGCGATGATGAGCGACAGGTAATTCTCGATCTGAAACGCGAGCAACAGCGCCTGCTAACGATTCAGCGCCGGAACACCCTGGCCGTGGCAGCCTATCGGCATGGTGTGACGCCTTCAGCGGTTCGCGTTGAGGTTGAGCTTATGGGGGTGGAGGTATGACGCTTCCAGGCAAACACTCAAACACCGGTCGCGTCCTGCGGGCAATGTATTGTTCAGGCCCAATGACCGCTGGAAATATTCGCCGCAAAGCACAATTCAGCACAGACACC